TGTTCCCGTAAGCTTTCCATTTTTATCGAATTCAAAACTAATAATGAATGGGATGGCTTCATTTCGATTCAGGGATTTTATAAAGACCGAAATCTTACCAAACCATAAAAATTTTGTTATACCATTCCTTGTTAATTTGACATCCTTTTCAAATTGACCATATCTATAGATATATTGGATTTTGGCTGTTTCTACGATCTGGGGTTTATCTTCTTGGGGCTGTACCTCCTCTCCATCTGAGAGTCGGGGTGGCTCTGGCTCAACCAATTCGGACGAAATCTTTAGGATTGTCATGGAAACCTTCATATCCTCCCGATCATTCCAGTAACCCTCCCATTCTCCCAATAGCGAAGGCTCTGCCGAGACGGTGCCAAAGAGCAAAAACATAGATAAAATAATGACAATGATCTGCATATATTTCTCCTTTCTGGATTTATTATACATGATTTTGTGCTCGAAGTCTATCTAATTTGTCTTCCCCGTTCTTCTGGGCCTTGGCCGATATGTTCGAGGCATAATTTCGGTAAATGGTCAATGGTGTGTTGCCGGCCATTTTAGCGATAACTGCCGGATCCTCCCCTTCCTCTAAAAGATTGGTGATTCCCGTATGCCTGAAGGCGTGACTGGACCTTCCCCGTCTCGACACTCCCGATAGTTCCAGAATTTGATTGACATGCATTAACAGCGAGTGCTGGCCCCGGTCGAATAGCAAAGAATCTTGTGCCTTCCCCTCCATGACCTGTTTTAAGGATTCGAGGGCCTTACTGGGAATGCTGATTTGACGGGATGTGCGGTTTTTACTTTTATAGATACTGATAAAATTCCCCTTAAGGTTTACATTTCTGACGTGAAGGTTTACAAGTTCCCCTATCCTTAAGAGTCTGTAGATTAAAAGATAGCCTATGGCTTGGTCCATTATGGGTAGGGTAGGGAGGGTATCGAGAATTTTCTGGACCTCTTTTGCATCCAAATCTTTCTGCACAGCCCTTGGAATATCGGGGGGACCCTTGTAATTTATTGGTTCTGGCGTTTGAGTTATGAGGTGAAGCGGGTCATAGAGCCAGTTCAGAAAGACCATAATCCAGCGCAGATGAGTGAGCCTGCTCGATGTTCTGAGACTGGTTAGGCTATTCAGATAGCAAATCACGTCTTCTTTTTGTATCTCTCCTACAAATTCCCTGCTTTTTTGCGTCATACAGAAATCTAAAAAGGCGGAGATGACTGCTTTAATCTGTTTGGCCGTGTTCTGTGCGGGGTTCCGGGCCTGCTGGTAGGAATCGTAAAATGTGGTGAAGATGGTGGCTAAATTTTCCATGGTTTGCCTCCTTTCTACCCAAACAGGGTAAACTGATTGTTAATCTTTTTGTGAACTACCTTAACACCTTTCTCATTCTTCCCGTTCTTCTTTTCCTGGACTTCTTTCCAAAGTGCATCCCATTTGCCGTTGTCGTAATGGGTTAATACCTCTTTCGCTACCCTTTCTTCTGATAATACCTCTTTCATGCCTTCTCGTTCGTACTCAAACTCCAGAGGTTCCTCGATCTCTCCATTAATTGCTTTGGCAAGAGCTAAATAATCTCCACCTGCTCGCAAGACCCGGGCCGTCTTTCCGAATCTTACCTTACCGTCTATGGCATTGGAGATTGCTTTCTTTTTTTGAGATATGAGTTGATACATTTTTAGGTCTATGTTTGCCTTTTCATCTACCCAATCTATTAAGAGATAGTAGCAAGTTACTGGCTTCTCCTGCCCGGTCCTGTGCGCTCGGTCCTCGGCCTGGTCGGTACTCTCGGGGCTGTATTCTACGTCCGTAAAAATAACATGGTTAGCTGCCGTGATCGTAAATCCTCGGTTCAATACGTTTAACCCTGCCACTATTGCCGTGATTCCGGGATCTTCCTGAAACTTCTTAATATTCTTGAATCTGTCTCGGGTCTGCATTGTCGAGGGTACAAAAATATGATTGATACCGTGCTTGATAAACTCTTGGTGTAGGGTAGCCTGCATCTCCCTTAATGCGGAATAGACTAAAACCTTTTCTCCCTTGGCTTGGGCGTGTTTGGTTATCTCGATTGCTTTTTGTATCTTTACGTTATGGTCCGGACTGATACGAGGTATGGTGGCTCCGAATCTCATTGACCATAGGGCCTTGCTGATTACTCCCATATTGATTTCTTCTTCCTGTTTCCTCATTTCCCTATCTATCTTCTTCTTGGCCTCTTCAACTATTGTACCATATTCGCTGGCGTGTGCAGGGTCTAAGGTTAAGGCCATAACCCGTCTGGTCTTGGGTGGTAACTCTACCATTTCGTCTTTGAGTCTGCGGATCGTGCAGGTCCCCAAGATTTTCCAAAATCTATTTAGGTTTGACACTTCCGGTAACTCCTTCTTTCTGCCTTTATGAAGGGTATCCTCAAATTGGATGTCCTTAAACTCAAAGGTGCTGAACTCTTCGGCAAATAACTTACTGCCTCTCCTGTCGAATCGGTACGGAAAGAGGGGATTATTGTGACGGGTGATGTATCCTAAATTAAAAAATGTGTCTGTAATATACCCTTTCATTAGGGTCCCTGTCAGTTCAAGTCTGCTCTTGGCGTGGATTGCTCTTACTGCCTGTCCTCTAAAACTGGTCTTACTTTTGCAATTGTTGACTAAAACACCATTGGCTATGTAGTTATGGGTATCGGATACTTCCAAATTATAAACATACCGATCTACGGGGGGGATGGGTTTGTTTGAAAGACAACGAATCAGGTGGGGCTTAATGCTCGTAGAACATCCCGATTCTTGACTCTGATTGTTTGCCAACCCAACATTTTTAAAACTTCTTCCTGGCATACTGGGCATTTCATATATTCTGTTGGTTTTGCTGGTACTGACATTTATAAAATCCTCCTTTCGTAAACCTAATACTAACACATTTTCTTTGATTTGACAAGCCGTTAAGTGTTTCTTTTTATTCAACGGAAAACTATGATTCGGGGTACAAGATAAGCTCCGCCCATTATCAAAATGTAACTGATTCATCTCATTCCAAAATGGACTCATGAACCAATCCATTACTGGTTTTAATACAAATTTTCGGCTTTTAAAATCATAACTTACCACGTTCACCTTTAACCCATGATCCACAATATCCTCAATTGGAATATATCCATATTCTGTTAGAATTGGTGTTGCTCCGTCAAAACACTGTTGCGATTCGTCGATGATTACGGATCGAAACAGTTTTTTAATTCTTTTATAAGCGGGGTATTGCTTAATCGACTTGGATGAATAGGTATAAGCTGAATAACCACATTTATTACATTGCTCTCCTGTCCATTCCTCTTTTGCCTTGCATTTCGGGCATTGCCTTTGCGTGAAGGAATATTCGGTACTGCATTGTTGACAGGTTCGGCCCCGGTTGCCTTCGACGTGGTGCTTCTCATTTCCGTCCTTATCGTACTTAATACAGGTCCAGGGGTCGTAAAGCCTTCCGGTATCTAAAGATAAGAATTCGTATGAGGTGAGGTAAAAAGTTGTGTTTTTTGATTCTGTTTTACTGTCAATGGCTCGCTGTAACAGAGTAATAGATTCATGTGTCGTCAAGCGTTGGGCTTTGAAGCCGAATTTTTCGGCTTCATGAATCCAGTTCTCTATTAGTGCAGATTGACATACTACCAGGACACGCTTTACTCCACGGATATGATTAAAGGTGAAAGCGGATACGGTGTTGTGGGTAAGAATACAGTCCTCCGTAATGTATAATCCGTCTGTGGCTGCCACACTAATACATTGGGTTTCAACCTCATCTAATGGGAGTACATTTTTAATTCCTCGTTGTGGAAAATATTTGGTCTTTATCTTATATCTTTTCTTCTTTCTCGTCAATCTAAAAGGATTAATATCGGGTGGAAGTGAAATATTTATGCGGTAGGCACGGCTTCCGATTCTCCTTTCTCCCTTGTAAGTAAAAACAGGCATTTTTGAACCGATCTTTGCGGTTCCACCAAGTGACAAGACAAGAAATTGCATATCATGGGCCAAAGACGGAGAGGAAGTACAATATTCTATTGTAGTTGTTTTTCTCGGGTATCCATCTGTATCTAATAAACCCTGTAATAATGCAATTCTATCTGAAATAGTAGAAAACTTATAGGGGTCTGGGATAAACTTTTGCTTAGAATTTTTACCCTGTAATCCTAACGTTCTGAGTATTTCTAAAAGTTTTCCAAGTTTTCCCTGGCTTGGTTTTCCTGTAGTGATTCTATAGCTATATCCTTTTTTGTCAGATTGGAATAAATAATAACCCTTCGGTAATAATTCTTGAACGGAAGACAATATTTCGCCGTCTGCCGATGTCATTTGTATTGATTTCTCCCCCGATAAACCTCCATTACCCAACAGTAGCCCCACCAAATATGGGTCTAAAGGTAACACTGATTGACTAAATTCTATTGATTTCACCATTGGA